GGAGGAACAGTTGAATTAAGTTCTGTTACTGATACTGCTAACTTAGGTGTTTTTAACGGTTGCTTCTATAACGATCCTACTACTAAAAAGCCGACATTCTCAAATCACTATCCTGGTGGAATTACGCCATCCAGTGGTGATCTTGAGGCATTTGTCTATGACGATCCAAACATGCTTTTCGAAATTCAAGATAATGGAACTTTAGGCCAAACTGCTATCGGCGACAACGCTGATCACGTAGCTGGCACAGGTTCTACTGTTGACGGACAATCTAGAAACTCGCTTGGTTCTGCTGCTGGCGGAACTGCGCAACTTAGAATAATCCGAATTTCAGAAGATCCGGAAAATAGTGATATTGCTTCTGCGAACGCTAACTTTATTGTTAAGTTCAACGAGCATCTTTACTATAACAACGGAACAGGCGTATAAACCTAGGAGATATTGAACAATGGTAATTTCAAGAATGCAATTGGTCAAAGAACTCGAACCAGGCTTAAACGCATTGTTTGGGTTAGAGTATGACCGATACGAAAACCAGCACACAGAAATTTTCGATGAGGAAAGTTCTGATCGTGCTTTTGAAGAAGAAGTAATGCTTGGTGGGTTTGCCAATGCAGCTGTAAAACCTGAGGGTCAAGGTATTGTATACGAAGACGCTCAAGAAACTTTCACTGCAAGGTACACTCACGAGACTGTTGCTTTAGCTTTCTCACTAACTGAAGAAGCTGTAGAGGATAACCTCTATGACAAAATCAGCACTAGATATACAAAAGCGTTAGCACGTTCTATGGCTAACACGAAGCAAATCAAGGCAGCTGCTATATTGAACAATGGTTTCAATGCTAGCTTTGCCGGTGGAGATGGTAAAGAGCTTTTTGCTACTGACCACCCAACGCTAAGTGGAGATCAAAAGAATGAGCTATCGACTGCAGCTGACTTAAACGAAACTTCGCTTGAGCAGATGTTAATTGATATTGCTGATATGAAGGACGAAAGAGGAATGAAAATTGCTCTTCAAGGAACGAAAATGATCATTCCACTTCAACTTCAATTTGTTGCAGAAAGACTATTAAAATCTGCTGGCAGAGTTGGTACAGCTGACAATGACTTAAACGCAGTTAGAAACATGGGAATGGTTCCACAAGGTTATGTGGTAAACAACTTCCTAACTGACACTGACGCGTTTTTCATTAAAACTGATTCACCAAACGGCTTGAAACATTTTGTAAGAGCACCAATCAGAACTGCAATGGAAGGCGACTTCGATACTGGAAACGTTAGATACAAAGCTAGAGAGAGATACTCATTTGGGTTCTCTGACTGGAGAGGTATCTTCGGATCACCAGGAGCATAAATTAATTAAAAGTGGGCGAAATTAGTTCGCCCACTTTACCTAGTAAACAGTTACCGAGGCTGGCTAGGCAGTACAGTATAGTGACGAGGTAACGAATGCCCTATACAGGCAAAGGAGTATAACATGGCTACACATTTTAAAGGCCCAGTACTATTCTCAAATGCATCTGCATTTGAAAATTTAAAAATGTCTATGTGGCCTGATCAATTCACCTATATGGATGATTTTAATCAGGGTGCTTTAGACGCAACACACAATTGGACTATCGTAAAAGATTCAGGAGCAAGCGCAGCAGTTGTTGCGGATTCTCTATCTGGTGAAGTAAATTTAACTTCAGCAAATACTACTGATAACGATGGTGCATCAATACAGGCAAAACAAGAGTCTTTTGCACTACCTACATCAGCTGGTAAAAAATTATATTTTGAAACTAGAGTAAAAATATCAGATGCTACTCAAACTGACTTTTTAGTTGGTTTTACAGAAACATTTGCTACAAACCCAGAAAACGCTTTACTATCAGCAAACGTTATTGGATTTGTAAAAGTTGACGGCAGTGCTATTGTAAAAGGAACTACTGAAGCTACTGGAACACAGACTTTAGTAACTTTTGCTGACACTACAAAATCAACAATGGAAAACGATACTTATGTAACTTTAGGACTTGTTGCTACAAAAGGCGACAATTTAAACAAAGTTGAATTTTTCATTAACAGAAACAAAGTTGGTCAATCAACTACAAACATTCCAACAGCTAACATGAAAGTGATGGCTATGAGTGTTTCAGGTGATGCTACTGGACAGAAGGTCACTACAATTGACTACATTATGGCTGCGCAGGATAGAAACGTAAGCTATAGTTAAACAATATAACCGTGGGTGGGGAGTAATGGCCCCACCCTTGTACAAGGGGAATTAATTATGACACAAGTTGTAAAAAAATTATTTGATGGTGAAAGAAAACTAATTTATAGTTTTAACTTTACTATCGCAAGCACTACCGCAGAAAACTACGAAATAGATGTAACAGACGCAGCAAAATGCGCTCTTAATAGTAAAGGTCAACAAGCTAAGGCACTTACAATTAATAAAGCATGGTGGTCAGTTAACAATTCAGCAACAACTAAACCATTAAAATTGTTTTACGAAGCAACTTCTGATGATTTAGCGTTGACGTGTAATTTTGCTGATGATCAAGATTGGAGCACAATTGGTGGATTAAAAAATCCTAGATCTTCTGGATTTACTGGCAGTATAAAAGTTAACTTTTCTTCGGTAACAAACGACGATACAGCAACTCTAGTACTAGAACTAATTAAAGATTATACTTAGGAGTCTTAATGGCTTACTCAGGCACTAGAACATTTAATCTCTCAATAGAAGAGATCATTGAAGAAGCATTTGAAAGATGTGGTTTAGAGGTTCGTAGTGGTTACGATTTAAAAACTGCTAGAAGATCTATGAATCTAATATTTTCTGATTGGGCTAATCGTGGTCTTAACTTATGGACTATAGATTACGCTACACAGGTGATGACACCTGGTACAAATTTTTATCAATTAAATCAAAATCTTATTGATATTATAGATGCTACAGTTACAACAACAGCTGGTGCAACTGCTAATTTTGAAGGTGATGAGAATACTACAGATGTTTCTATTACAAAAATATCTAGAACAGAATACATGAATCTAACAAAAAAGCAGGAAGAATCATCTGGTGATGCTAGACCTACACAATTTTGTGTAATAAATGGTCAAGTAACAACAAATGGTTCTAGTAATAGTGGTAGACCAGAGTTTCCAATGACTTTGTTTTTGTATCCTTCCCCAGATAAAGCATACATTTTTAAGTATTTTTTCTTAAACAGAATACAAGATGCAGGTGCATATACGAATGAAGCAGATGTGCCTTTTTATTTTCTTCCTTGTTTAGTTTCAGGATTAGCTTATTATATTTCAATAAAAAGAGCACCGCAATTATCTGCGGGACTTAAGGCGGTATACGATGAAGAATTTGAGAGAACCGCTGACGCTAACCGAGAACGAGTCTCGTTTAGAGTTAAACCAGCGCAAGCGTATATACCATAGGAGGTAATATGCCAAAATGTGAAATATGTGGTCACACATGTCATTGTATTGTTGATGGTTCATGCACTGTTGACAGATGTGATTGTGGTGACTGCACATGTAAAAAGGAGGATTAATGAGTAACCCAAGATATAATTCACAAACTGCTAATACAAGAAAAGGCAGTAAAGGTGGAGGTAGTTATGGAAGAGGTCAAATTTCAATACCAACACCTATAGAAGCAGGAGCTGTAACCACTAAAGGTGTTGCACCTGCAAAAGGTAAAGCACAAGAGATTTCTATATCTAAAGGACAAGAAACTGGAACTGCTTTAGGAATGGGTGCAGCTACAAAAGGTGGCAAATACACCTGGAGTTAATGAATGGCATACGCTAAAGGAAAGTACGCAAAATTTATATCAGATCGTAGTGGATTGGAATATCCATATACAGAGATGGTAATAGAATGGAATGGCATGCGTGTTCATACAAGTGAATATGAACCAAAGGCACCACAGTTGATGCCACATGAACATTCACCAGATCCTCAAGCGTTAGAACATGCAAGAGTTGCAAGAATAGAACCAGAA